TCCAACTCTTTACCAAGAACAGCGGCAACCAGCCAGAACCAGCGGCGATCAAACACGACCGGCCGAGACTGGAAACGATTAGCCCAGACGGTGTCGGATCATGGGCGGCAATTGTGGGGGACATAGCCCAGGAGCTTCTCGGGTTAACGATGTTGCCGTGGCAGATGCACGTATTGGATCAGATGCTTACTTTCAACGCCGATCAGGATCTTGTGCATAGGTCAAGCCTTGTGTCCGTGGCCAGACAGAACGGGAAGACAACAGTTATCCAAGCGCTCATTCTGTTCTGGCTAATTGAGATGCCAAAGATTCGTGGCCAGCGACAAACAGTCGTCTCGCTGTCGCACCGTCTCGATCTTGCTTGCATGCTCTTTGAAGAGATCGCCCCGATCCTAGAAAAGCGTTGCGGAGCCAAGGTCATTATGTCCTACGGCCGCTACCAAGCCACAATGCCAGACGGCTCAAAATGGTATGTCAAAGCAGCACGACCTTCCGTCGGCCACGGCATGACAATCGACTTGGCAATCATCGACGAATTGTTCGACGTCTCCGACGAAGTAGAAGCAGGACTCTTGCCGGCTCAACGCGCTAGGCGCTCGCCTTTAACCGCCATGTTCAGCACGGCCGGCACGGAAGCGAGCCGATTATTTATCAGGCATAGAGAGAACGCGCTTCGGCTCATTGATCTCAAAAAGCCTTCATCGTTCTACTTCGGGGAATGGAGCCCAGAGCCATCATTGGATCCTCTCGCGGAATCGTCGTGGTATTGGGGCAACCCAGCGATCGGACACTTCCTTACGATCGAGACTTTGCGCCAAGAATCCGAAGGCCCCGATCGAGCACTCTTCTTGCGCGGCTCACTAAACATGTGGGTTGCCTCCGCGAACTCTTGGATCCCACACGGCCTATGGCCAGACCTGCTCTACGAAGGAGAAGTCCCTGCCGGCGGAGTCGTTGCCGTAGAAGCTTCTATGGACGACACGCGCTACTTCGCCACCCGATCCGTCTCCCTGCCCGATGGCCGCGTTGTTAACTCCGTTGCGTTCACCGCCGAAACTCAAAAAGAACTACTGGAGCACCTAGCCGAAATTGCCAAAGATCCCGCCGTCAAGTTTGCGTTCTCTCCGACGATCGACGTGCTAGTCAACTCCGCAACATTTGACCGCCGGCGAATAGTCGTCGGCTACGGCGAGATTCTCAAGTACACACCCGTAGTCAAAAACATGATCCACGAAATGCGGCTCGTTCACACGGGCGAAGCCATGCTCTCCGAACACGTCCAACGCGCCGTCCTCGTCCGCACCCAAGGCTCCATCGCCGTCTCATCCCAAAAGTCACCCGGCCCGATCGAGTTGTGCCGCACGCTTATCTGGTCGGCAACATTGGCCTCACAAAACCGCGTTACCCAAAAGCCTTCGCTAGTCATCGTCCCGAACTAGCATCCAATCGGCAGCCGTTCGTGAGCCCTACCTTTCGTCGGGATCGGAAACGCCTCCGAGCGGTTGCCACCATAAACGCGCCAAGTGTGTCATGCTCTAGGGATGGGATTATTTGATCGCAAAGTAAGCAAGGCCGCAATCTCGCCGCCGCCGGCAAAAGCCGCAGCCGCAGGCGCAGGACTTAACTACGCATCAAACAATGCTGGCGTCTCGATGATCGGCCAGTACTACACGTATCAAGAAGGCGAAGCGCGTAACCGTGCAGTACAAGTTGCCGCAATAAATAGGAGCCGCGATCTCATGGCATCGGTCATCGGATGCATGCCGCTCCGCTCTTACGTGGAGCAATGGAACGGCGAATACATGGAGAAGATCTACACCGCTCCTCGATCATGGTTGCGCCGACCCGACCCCGAAGTGCCATACAACTTTCTTATGAGTTGGACGTTTGACGACTTGTTCTTCTTTGGTCGCGCATTCTGGTACATCACATCACGCACCGCCGACGGATACCCAGCATCGTTCACACGTCTTCCAGCCGGCAGCGTAACTACTCAAGACATGGCTGGCCCCGTATGGTTTGCACCGTCCAAGGCCGTTTACTTCCAAGGCGGCGAAATAGATCCGTACAACCTTGTACAGATTCTTAGCCCAACGCAAGGACTGATCTATTCGGGAACGCAAGTAGTCGAGACAGCATTAAAGATCAACGACGCACGCACACGCAACGCATCTTCAAGCATTCCAGCCGGCGTACTTAAACAAACTGGCGGCGAACCGTTAAGCGCACAAGAACTTGCCGATCTTGCCGCGTCGTTTAACGCTGCACGCGCAACGAATCAAACGGCCGCGCTCAATGAGTTTCTATCGTACGAACCGACAACAATGAGTCCAGACAAAATGCTTCTCATTGAATCAGCAAACTACAGCGCCCTCGAAGCCGCTCGCCTTTGCAATGTCCCACCGTATCTCGTAGGCGTCTCAACCGGATCGTATTCCTACCAGTCATCCCAGCAAGCACGCGCCGACTTGTACATCTTCGGACTCAAAATGTACGCAGAAGCAATTGCGGCCGCGCTCTCTATGGACTCCGTTCTTCCACGCGGAACCTACGTTGAGTTTGACGCAGAGTCCTATTTGGAAGAGAACTACATGGCCGACAAAGCCGACGAACCAACCATCCAAGAAAACACTCAAGAAGGACTAGCCAACCGATGATCAAACTAATTGCAGGAGACTTCACGCTTGACGCCGCCGCAGGCGACGCACCACGCCGAACCATCTCAGGAATCGCAGCACCATACAACGTGGACGCAACCGTCTCCGACGGAACCACCGTTCGCATTTTGCCGGGCGCCCTCCCAACCGAAGGCAAAGCCCCACGACTCTTCATGTACCACGACGCATCCCAGCCAGTAGGCGTTGTCACGGAGCGCGTAGACACTCCAGAAGGCATGCTCTTCACCGCCAAGATCAGCGCAACATCTCTCGGAAATGACGCGCTCGTTATGGCCGGCGACGGCACTATTGATCAAGTCTCAGTTGGGATTAACCCAGTTAAGTTCTCGTACGACGAAGACGGAACTATGGTTATTGAGTCTGCTATTTGGCAAGAATTGTCGCTTGTCCCCATAGGAGCTTTTGGAGACTTTGCACAGATCACCAAAGTCGCGGCCAGTATCCACCAGCCCGAAGAAGAAATCAGTAATAATGAAGAACAAGAACCTCAACAGGAGAACCCAATGTCCGAATCAGTAGCAGCACCAGTCATCGAAGCCACCATCCCAACCGCTTCTCTTCCAGCAGTACCGAAGCGCAAGTTTGATCTTCCAACCCCCGGCGAATACATGGCAGCAATGCACATCGGCGGAGAAACATTCCGCAACGTTGCAGCCGCAGCGCACGACTACATGAAGTCAAAGCAGACCGCACTACAAGCAGCGGCAGGCGACATCGTCACCACCGACACTCCGGGCCTCTTGCCAGTACCAGTGCTTGGGCCAGTCTTCCAAGACCTCAACTTTATTCGTCCAGTTGTTAACGCAATCGGCGCACGCGCAATGCCAAACGGCGGAGCATCAAAGACGTTCATTCGTCCAACGATCACTACGCACACAAGCGTCGCTGCACAGTCAAGCGAACTTGCCGCAGCATCCGCAACCACTATGGTCATTGCGTCTAACACCGTCACGAAGACAACACTTGCAGGCCAAGTAACTCTTTCCGTGCAGGACGTCGACTTCACAGATCCGGCCAGCCTCCAGATAATCCTCAATGACTTACTCGGCGAGTATCTTATTGCGAGCGATAACGTCGCAGCAGACGCAATTACATCTGGCGCATCGGCATCAGGCTCGACATGGACATTTAACAGCACCGATCCATCCACATTGTTTGCCGCACTATATGACGCAGCAACTGACATTTTGACCGCAACAAACTTCTTGCCAGATCATATTTTTGTCAGCCCGAACGTATGGAAATTGCTCGGCCAGCAGTTGGACGGAGACAAGCGAAGCGTGTTTCCATACACCGCAGCAGCAGGACTCATGGGCGTCAATGCACCCGGAACCGCAAACATTACCCAGATGAACACGTTTAACCCGTTCGGCCTTAACCTTGTTGCAGACAACAACTTTGCATCAAACACAATGGTCGTCGCACGTGGAACCGCAATTGAGTTCTACGAACAGATTCGCGGCTTGATGTCCGTAGAGTTGCCATCCACATTGGGTCGAAACTTCTCGTACGCAGGCTACGTATCAACGTTCATTGCAGACGCAGACCAAGTCAAGTCCATCATCGTCAGCCCATAATCGGAAGGTAGGCCCTAGTAATGGCCACCTATACGGTCACCAACAAGTACCTCATAGACGACTTTGCCGTCCTCCAACTTCTCACCCCGACGGAGTTGGAGGTCGGCCAGTCAATAACGGTCGCAGCAGTAGACGCCACATTTAACGGCACCTACACAATCCGCGCTCTTCCGCAATATTTGTTTGAGGGCGTAGACACCGAAGGCGATCTTCTCTACGACGCCAACATCCCAATCGCTAACCAAGTTCTCTACGCAAAAACGGCCGCCGATGTTGAGCGAACCGCAGCGTCTGGAACTTTGACATCAACCCCGACTTGCACGTGGGTCACGGCCACCGACATTGAAGACTGGTTGGGCATCGGTACGGCCACCGCAGCCGACGCCACATTCCTCACCATTTGCGCCTCTAGTTCTTCGCAGTTCTGCTGGCGTCGACGTATGGAAGCCGGCTATGTCGACTCCCTTACGACCGTCCCATCGCAAGACGTCAAACTTGGAACGATCATGTACGGCGGCGCGTTGTACCGTCAGCGCGGATCCATGGATTCCTTTGCATCTTTTCAGTCCATGGGAACCGCTCCCGTCATGGGCCTTAACGGAATGATCCGCCAATTGTTAGGCATTGACCGACCGCAGGTTGCCTAGTGCCAGTCCCGACCTACACCGATCTATTTAATGAGGGCTACGACGACCTAGTCGCCAAACTCCAAACCGTCGTAGGGCTGCAAGTAGTCAACGATCCGCGCAACATCGTCCCGCCATGCGTGTTCGTAAACATTGACTCAATCGACGGCTTCAACTACAACATCGCCAAACTCACTTTTACACTCCAGATCGTGACGCTCGGCCCGGGCAACCTAGACGCCCAGAAGTCGCTGCTTAACATGCTCGCTCAGGTATACGCGCTCAACATCGGCATTATCTCAGGCCGACCCACAAACGTCGACATCGGCGGATCCATGCTGCCGGCATACGAACTCACCGTCGCAACCCAAGTCCAAACGGCGTAATCCACACCTAACGCCCGAAACTATGTCAAACTAAAACCACTACTCAAGGAGCAATCATGGCAACCTCAACTATCCTCTCAAATCCAAAAGTCGTAATCGCAACCGTTGACCTTTCAGACCAATGCACGGCCGCAACTTTAACCCGCACCATTGAAGCGCTCGAAGACACCGCGTTTGGATCCACGGCACGCACCTACACAGGCGGCCTAGAAAACAACGAACTTACCGTCACGATGTACATGTCCTACGCAGCGACTGAAACCTACGCGACACTTTCTACACTTGTCGGAACAAAGATGACCGTCATTGTTAACCCAACATCCGCAGTCGACTCGGCAACAAACCCCGGCTTTACATTGACAAACACCTACCTAGAAGCCTTGCCAGTAATTAACGCATCGCTCGGCGAGTTGCAAACTGTAGACCTAACCTTCACAGGCGGAACCTACAGCGCAGACGTAACCAACCCATAATCACGGCCGTCCTCGGCCCGACACAAGGAGAACCATGAAGATCAAACTCAGCCTTACGCGCGGCGAAGTAACCGAACAACTATCCACAAACCTCTTCGTCATTGCCGAATGGGAACGCCTAGAGAATCGTCGAGTGTCAGACGGACGCGGCATCGGTGCATCAGATCTCGCGTGTTGGGTACACACGTTGCTTACGATCAAGGGTGAGAAGCTTCCAGCGTCATGGCGCGAATGGCTTAAACAAAACCCAGACATCGAGATCGCAGCGGAGGACGCAACCGATCCAAACCCTACGGACGCGGCTACCGCCGGCAACTAGCCGAACTGGTAGTCGCGACGGGATGGGCTCCGACGTTCTATGCGGACTCGTTTGACTCACGCGACCTACAAACAATCATTAGAGTCCTTAATGACCAAAACAAAAAAGGACACAAATGAGAGACTCAGCCGGCGGCATTGAAGCACGGATAGAAGTATTCGGCCTAGGTCAAGCGCTCAAGGATCTCAACAAGATCGATAAAGCACTTCGGCGCGACATCACTAAGGACTACAAGCGCGTAACGTCTGGGCTTGTCTCAGACATCCAGTCGGCCATCCCGTTGAACTATCCCCTCTCAGGCTGGCAACGCCAATGGAATCTACGTGGCCAATACGAAGTCTTCCCATGGCCAACCGACCATTCCGTCAAGGCCTACATCAACACCAAAGCGCCCAAAGAAGTATTTGGTGGCAAAGTAAACCTCTCGACCTTTGCCGTTAAATGGCTCGGCTCCGCCGCCGCCTTCTTCGACTTCTCCAAAAGTAATCAAATGGGCGCCGCACTAACAGCCAAATATGGTGACCCGTCGCGAGTAGTGTGGAAACAGTACGAAGCAAATAAGAGCGATCTTGAAGTAGAAATGGCGCGAATCGTTGACCGCGTCGGAGAAGCTTTGAGCCGCGATCTAAGCGCAAGGTAAACCCATGGCCGTCATTCTCCCAATCATCTCCGAATACGATCCCAAAGGCGCTAAGAAGGCGATCGCGCAATTTAAGCAACTAGAAGGCTTCGGAGCCAAGGCAAACTTTGCAATCAAAAAGGCCGCAATCCCAGCGGCCGCAGCGATGGCCGGCTTAGGCGTAGCCCTTGCAGGCGCAACCAAAGCGGCAATGGAAGACGCGGCCGAACAAGCCAACCTTGCGCTTGTAATGGGCAACGTCACAGGCGCATCAAAAGAACAAGTCGCCGCACAAGAAGACGTCATCGCGGCAATGTCGAGAGCGTCTGGCACAGCAGACAGCGAACTCCGTCCAGCCTTCCAAGCGCTGCTAGTCGGAACCAAAGACATCACGGAAGCAAACAAGACGCTTGCGCTTGCTCAGGACATCGCACAAGGCTCAGGTAAGGAATTAGCAACCGTCTCAGATGCACTTGCCAAAGCGTACGGCGGCAACTTTAAGGCGCTCGGACAACTCTCCCCAGAAATCAAAGCCATGATTAAAGACGGCGCCACGCTTGACGACGTCATGAACGTCCTTGGCGGAACCTTCGGAGGAGCGACGGCCGCAGCCGCAGAAACCGCCGCAGGCCGCATGAAGATCCTCAAGAACTCGCTAGACGAAACAAAAGAGTCAATCGGCGCTGCACTACTTCCAGCCGTAGAAGCCATCCTCCCCGTAGTGCAGAAGTTTGCAGACTGGGCACAAGACAACCCAGGCGCATTCCTAGCCATTGCCGGCACAATCGCCGCTATCGCTACAGCGATTATGGCCGTCAACTTTGCAATGGCGCTCAACCCGTTCTCACTTATCGCAGCCGGCATCGCCGCACTTGTAGTCGGCCTAGCAATCGCCTATAAAAAGTTTGAGGGCTTCCGTAACATTGTTAACAGCGTCCTTAACTTTATTATTGGCGGCTTTGAGACATTGGCTAACACATGGATTAAAGCAATTAACGCGCTCATTAGGGCATACAACGCCATCCCGTTCGTTGACAACGTCTCGACTATTGAATCCATATCGCTCGGGCGCATTGGTGCAGCACAAGAAGTCGCAGAAGGCGGCATAAGCGGAGTACGCATGATGGCCACAGGCGGCATCGTGACCGCTCCAACGCTTGCCATCGTGGGCGAAAAAGGGCCAGAAGCCGTCATCCCACTAGACCGCATGAAAAACAACGGCGGACAAAACATCACCGTCAACGTCACGGGCGGCATCTCCACATCGGCAGACATCGGCCGCGCAGTTGTTAACGCCATCAAAGCCATGAACCGTGTAGACGGCCCAGCACAAATACAAGTCGCGTAATGGCCGCCACAATCGTTGACTCGGGATCCTATGATCTCCTGATCGACACGGGCTTTATCGTTGACGGCTTCACACTTGACGACAACGAAAAAGGCGTTCTTAATAACACCGAATACGTGCTCAACGGTACAACCCAATACGCATCGGTCATTGAGGGCTCTACAAACATCACCGTCACACGCGGACGCCGCGACATTGGCGACCAATTCACCGCCGGCTCAATGACTTTCAATTTGCTTGACGGCTACGCGGGCGGGGTGTTCAATCCGTTCAATCAGGATTCGCCATTTTTCGACAGTTCTAACGGTCAACCTGGACTTGCACCAATGCGAAACGTCATCCTTACGCGCGAAGGCGAAGAACTCTTTAACGGTTACATCATTGACTACACCTACGACTTTAACCTTGGCGGCCTAGACGAAGTCAACGTCGCTTGCGCCGACCGTTTCTATGTCCTTTCGCAGACATACATGGACGAATACAACGTCTCCGAAGAACTAGCCAACGTACGCATTGAAGCCGTGCTTGACCTTCCAGAAGTTAACGCATTCCAATTGCCGGGTGAACGCAACATCGAGACATCAAGCGTCCTACTTGGCGGAGCAGCCGCCTACACCGTCCCCAACGGAACATCCGTGGCCGCATACATGGCCAAAATTAACGAATCAGTCCAAGGCAGAATCTTCGTAGCACGGGACGGCGTGTTCACCTTCCAAGATCGAATTGGAACGACACTTTCCGCACCAATCGCAATTTTCCACGACGACGGAACCAACATCCCCTACGACCAAGTAGGCATATCATTTGAGGCAAACGAAGTCGTCAACCGCGCATCCGTAACTCATGCCGGAGCCACATCGCCAGAAGTCGCGGAAGATCTAGCATCTCAAGCGACCTACTTTATTCAGACCACGTCAATCTCCGACGCACTAGTGCATAACAACACGGCCGCGCTAGACCTTGCTACCTACCTACTTGTAGCCGAACCCACACCGCGCTACACGTCGGTATCCACGCCGTTCTCCACGCTTACAGACGCACAGCGCGACATTGTGGCCGTCATTGAGATCGGAACCACGATCAGCGTAGAGAAGTCCTTTGCAACTGGATTGACCACCACGCAACTAGCCCAAGAATTAGCCGTGGAGGGAATCCAACATCAGATTGACCTATCGTCTGGGCATCGGATCACGCTCTTTACAAGCCCCACCACGCTCGTCTACGAACTCATCCTTGACGATCTGGTATATGGCACAATAGACACAGAGAATGTCTTAGGATAGGAATCACTATGGGAGCAAACGCAGTTACTACAGTCCCCGTCTACGTGGCAGGAGAGGTGCTCACAGCATCCGACCTCAACATTACGAACTCTGGGATCCCCGTGTTCGCTACATCTGTCACGCGCGATGCGGCTTTTGGCGGGACTGGCGAAAAAGTACTTGCCGAAGGTCAATTTGCGTTTTTAGAAGATTCCAATACGACGCAATATTACGATGGCGCGGCTTGGCAGTCTGTCGGTGTTGCCCCGGGTCTTGTTTATTTAACTGGCGCAACTTTTACGGCAGCCGCAAGCGTAAGTTTACCGAACGGAACTTTCACGAGCACATACACAAATTATCGAATGCACTTTGTCGTTCAATCCGTCTCAACGACTTTGACATTAACTATGCGTATGCGCGCAAGCGGCACAGATAGCACGGCGGCAAGTTATTCTGGCGGAATATCAGGAATCATGAATACTGGTGGCTCGATAGCAATGGTAAACGACAACGACAATAAATGGTGGGTATCTGGTTCTGACGCAGGCAATCAAGGCGCAAAACTTGCTTACGACATTCTTGAACCAGAAGCAACACAAAAAACCGCTATTACAGGAACATTAGTAGGCGGCCAGCAAGCAGCGAACGGTTTTGGCGGGGCATCTTTTGGCGGCTTTTTTAATGCCACAACATCATTTGACGCGCTGTCAATTATTGCCAGCACAGGAAATATAAGCGGATATTACAAGGTGTACGCATATGTCAACAGTTAAACCAATAATCCAAATCGGCAACGAACAACGCGAAATGACTGACGCAGAGTTTGCACAATACCAAACTGATAGCGCCGAAATTCACGAATACAACGCCAACAAAATTGCTGCACGGCAATCAGTCCTTGACAAACTTGGACTCACCGCAGATGAAGCAATCGCGCTCCTGGGCTAAATATGCGGCGCTGCTCTTCATGGTTGCAGTCGTAGCGGCGGTGCTCAATGGATGCAGCAGCACAAGAGTCAACATTGAGCCGAACAGGTGCTTTACGCGGACGGCTTGCGATGTCGCCAGAGGATAAACACGCACGACTAATCCTGATCGTCGGCGTAACCATGTCAATCAGTTTTGCGGCCATCGTTCTTGGCTTCGTCTACGGCCTACTATTCGTAAACCAGCCTCTCGAACAGGCCCCAAATGACGCCGCCTTCATAGATCTACTCTCAACCGTTGTCGTATTTTTGACCGGGTCTTTAGGCGGCCTACTTGCGTCCAACGGAATGAAAAAAGCCAAACAGACAGGAGCAACAGATGAAACCCAGCGATAAGGCAATGATCTCTACCTACATCAACAGCGCCATTGCAGCAGCAGTCGCCCTGTACATGTCAGGCAACACAGATCCGAACGATCTACTCGGCGCGGCAATTGCAGCCGTAGCACCACTATTCATCGGCTACGTCAACCCAAAGAATAAGGCTTATGGCATCGGCAAAAACCCCGAAGCCTAAAGCCCAACCGCTCCCGATCGTCGGCGCTAGGCCGTACACGGGCAACACGGACGGCGCATCACCAAAGCGACGTGCCGGCATGGACGCCTTTATCAAAGAAGTTATCTGGCTCGCTCAAGGCGCCCTTTGGGATAACGGCTCCTATGGCGTAAGAAATATGCGCGGCAAAGAATCGCTCTCAGTACACGCAACAGGCCGCGCCGTCGATCTGTCATATCGTCCAAGCGCCAGCAAGAAACTTGCTAACCGTAAGGACGCGCTGGAAGCAATCGAGAAGCTTTGCGCCAATGCCAACGATCTCGGAATAGAAATGATCATCGACTACTTCCCCCAGCCGTTCGGCCGCGCGTGGAAATGCGATCGCCAAGCGTGGAGCAAATACAGCAAGCCAACCGTCTCAGGCGCACCCGGCGGAGACTGGTTCCACATTGAGATCACACCACAGGCGGCAGACTCCCCAATCTTCGTCAAAGCCGCATTCCTAAAGGCGTTCGGGGAAATCCACCCCTACTAGGCAAGTGTTGGCTAAGGTCGGATTACCGACGAAAGGCCATTCTATGACCGATCCACAAATCTTCGACTATCTGGTGCTCAAGACAGTTCTTGACAACGGCCAAGAAGTCCTTGTGCAGATCTTTATGAACGGCGGATCCGAAGCGCAATACCTAGCCGGCCGTATGTCCTTTCGGACAGCCACGGGCGACTCATGGTCACCACCCTACGAATTGGAGAAACAATGATTACAGCCCCACAAATCATCATCAGCGTCATCGGTAGCCTATGGGCGATAACGGCGTTCCTAGGCGTTGCTAGGAGCCTCCCAGAGCCTTCTGAGATGCCACCCGTGGAAGTTGTCGTGCCGGCATCAGTCCCGATCACAACCACCACAATCACGACGATCGCCACGTGTGACGACGCGCTTCAACTAGCCCTCGATCTTGGCTTCCCATCCGACCAATTGGCCACGCTTGAACTTGTGCTACATCGCGAGTCCCGTTGCCTTGCCCATGCATTTAACCCAAACGATCCGGGAGGCTCATACGGCATCAGCCAGATCAATTCCTTCTGGTGCCTACCTAATTCGCAATGGCCGATTGGCTGGCTTCAAGAGAAGGGCATTCTCAGCGAGTGCAGCGATCTCTTTAACGCCACAATTGCACTCCGTGCCACCCATGCCATATACCTAAACTCAGGCTGGAATCCTTGGAGGACTGCAAAGTGAACGAAGCGCCCTATCCCGATAACGGCATCAGCGAAGAAATGCGAAAACAACTATTCGCATTCATCGACGAAATCATCACACCGAATCCACACGCCGATCTAATTCGACGTCTACGCGCAATCCGTAACGGAATGACATTGGAAGATCCGATGCCATTGCACGACATCACAACGATCGACAAAGCAATCCAAGCATTGGAGGCGCACTCATGACCGACCTATTCCATCCTTCGCTCCCGTACAACGGCCACTCAGGCCACGTTGCCGGCTCAGAAACTTCTAAGGCTCGCGCAATCTCCGAAGACGCTTCTGGAGTCACGGCGTCACGTCAAAAGCAAATACTGGAAGCGCTGCAAGGCTGCAAAGTCGGCTACACGTGGAAAGAACTAGCAGGCAAACTAGGACTACATCACGGCCAGATCTCAGGCGCACTATCAGCGCTGCACAAAGACGGCTGGGTATTCGCTCTTAAACGCGAACGCAACGGCTCCCAGATCTACATGCACTACGGCTACCGCGACGAACACGGCGCCGCAATGCGACTTGACTTCCCAGCGGTCACACGCTCAAGCGTTAAAAAGGCCGCTATTGACGATCTTGCCAAGGCCGTAGAAGTGTTCTTAGAGACGCGCACATTCCAAACAGAGGATCAACTTCGCGCCGCGTTCAACGTGTACAATTCGCTCACTAATACCGACTAAAGGACACCCGACATGGCATTCGATCTCAGCAACTACGAAACGGTAGAAGATCGCCTGATCCGATTCTGGGCAGATCATCCGAACGGCCGCATCGCCACGGCGCTCATCGCCCAAGACGGCGACCAAGTGATCTTCCGTGCCGAAGTGTTCTTTGAGTTCATCGATCAATGGCCTAAGGCGACAGGGTACGCAGAAGAAGTCCGTGGCTCATCGCCAGTCAATAAGACCGCGCATATTGAGAATTGTGAGACATCGAGCATCGGCCGCGCGTTGGCTAATGCCGGCTACGCGACACATGGCAAACGGCCGTCACGCGAAGAGATGTCCAAAGTGTCCCGGACGGGGAGTCCCTCAAAGGATGAGACCCACGCCTCCTCGTCTGGGCAATTCGCAACACCTAAACAAATCGGATTCTTAAAAGCTTTGGCACGCGGCAAAGAACTTAACGATCTTGACCTATTGGAGTTCATCCATGGCACTCTTGGCGTCTCAGATGTCGTCCTAGAGACGCTTACAGGCGTTCAGGCATCAACCGTAATCGATCGCCTGAAATGATCTTTAGCGACGCCTCCGATGAGTATGCAGGCCGCTTAAGGGATCAGCACTATCAGATTCAAGACCTACTTATCAGCATCGACGAACTAAAGGCTCAGATCACATTCTTGACGCTGGAGCGCGACGTGCTCATTGAACAGGCGCGCACATGACCGAGTCAGACTTCCAAAAAATCGTGATCAATCTTGCCAAGATGCACGGATGGTTAGTGCATCATCCGATGCCGGCTATGAACAAACGCGGCGTTTGGGCCACTCACGAACTAGGCGATCATGGCTTCCCAGACTTGGTGCTCGCCCATCCTTCGGGCCGTGTTATATTCGCAGAACTTAAAAGCGATAAAGGCAAGATCTCACCGCTTCAATCACGATGGATTACAACGCTTCAACAAGGCGCCGTCGTTTGGGTGTGGCGTCCAGCCGACATCAACTGGATCTCTCAATATCTAAGTCTTAAAGGACGCACAACTTCATCAGTCTCATCGACCTAAGCCATTCGCACGGCAGTTGGTAACACACGGCAACGTGGGTAGATCGTCGCGTCCTGAAACATGCAACACGAAATGAATTAGGCAAAGCGACGAAGCGAGCCGTCAACATAATCGGCTAGGTAGTGCAAGGGTACGGAGTGAGTGCATCCCGTGGGTGAGCATTACCGCATTAGGCTTTACCGTGCCGGCATCACATACCGTAAACAAACCCAACTCAACAGACTCGAGCCCGACATGATGAACTACTACTACTCGCAACAGCAAGGCGCTTGCGCCGCGCTAGCCCAAGCCGAAGGCGCGGGAGCATGACACGCCAACGCTCCGAGTACGACACCAAGGCATACAAAGACGCAAGACGTCAACTCCTACGCGATGAACCATTGTGCCATTGGTGCCAAAAGAATAAAGCAACAGAAGCCGATCACCTAGTCGAACACGACGCAGGAGGCAGCATTGCCGATGGACTTGTGCCGGCTTGTAAACCATGCAACTCATCACGCGGAGCAACATACAAAAACAAAAACGACGCGATACGAATACAAAAACGAAATGTTACTCAAAACGGTTTTTTGTATAGAAGTGAAACGCCA